TAAGGAATTATTTAACATTATCAAAAGCACCTTCAACTGCAAAATATACTTTAAGGTTGGCAATCATGAGGAGCGGTACGAACATTTCCTGCAAGAGAAAGCCGGGGAGTTGGTAGGGGTAGAAGAATTTGAGTTTACCAATATCCTCAAAGCAAGGGCAGAAGGAATTGAAATAATAGATAATAAACGCCCTATGCAAATTGGGCATTTATGGGGCATACACGGGCATGAGTACGTAGGGGGAATATCAGCCCCGGTAAATCCTGCAAGGGGGTTATTTCTGCGATCTAAAGTATCCTGCTTTCAAGGCCATAATCACCAGACCTCTGAACACACCGAACCGACACTCGCCGGGAAGATGGTAACCACATTTAGTATCGGGTGCCTATCGGAACTGCATCCGGCATACATGCCGCTCAATAAATGGAATCATGGATTCGCCATAATTGATACGGATGGGGATGAGTTTGAGTTTCGGAATAAGAGAATTTATAAAGGTAAAGTCCTGTAAAATGAAAGTAATCCATCGCAAGTTAGGGAAGGAAAAAGCGTATGGATTAGCCCACATTGATAGTAATACCATTGAGATAGATAGCCGACTGAAGCCTAAGCATAAATTGGAGATAACCATTCACGAAGCGTTACACATCCTGTATCCTTTGGAGTCGGAAACTGCCATCGTACGGAAGTCTAAGCGGTTATGTGCGGTGTTATGGCAGGAGGGGTATAGGAAGGTGGAGAAATGATAGGCCTTCCACCTATCCGGCAATGCTGACTTTTGTTACTGGGTGTCCGTTTATGCTTTACAACCCACGTTTCTTACTTATCTTTATTACGATGTTTATTCTCATACTCACCGATTCTGTATGCCATGATAAGAGTACCGAAGAACATTGCTGCAATAATGTAAATCATAAAATTACGTTAAGGTTTTCAATATGGGTTTTGTACTCGTTATCGAACTTAGAAGTAAGGCTATCATTAACTGATTTCTTAGCGTGTATAACGGTGGTATGATCTCTGCTACCGAATATTGCGCCTACATCTGATAAGGTAATTTCCGTTTGATTCAGCAGGTACCACATCGTAATGTGACGGGCTACTACTATATTTCTCATTCGGCTTTTGGATTGCAAAGACTCAAACGAAATCCGGAAGTAATTACTGCAAGTCTTAATTATATTATCTATTTGCAGTTTTGAATTTAATACGATAGGTACATTGACTTTCCCTTTCATACCTGGGAGCGCAAAGTAGCTTATCCTTTGTTTTGGCGTGGATGGCAAGTAAAGAGTAATAAAGGGGGATGCGTTTAAGCGTTCTGTTTTGAGTTTTTTGGTTAGCATGAGTCATTGTTTAAAATTAAAGTGATAAAAACCCCCCGACATCGCTGCCAGGGGGAAACCAAAACTAACCATGCCCTTGTAAGTTAAGCAATTCTGCGCTAAATGGCAAGGCAAACAACTCCTGCATTAATTCCCGGCTTACCAAAATAGCCCCATTGTTATACGTTGAACGGATAGACTTATAAGGTATGTGCATTTCGTTAAAATCCAAATCTTCAAGCATACGCTCCTTTGTCGGATATTCCTCATACCTATTAGCGTTCGGACTAAAGATTTCATACACCGTGCGAATATCTACTAACTCCGTGCGCTGCATGTAGAATTTAATCGTGTAGATAGGCTCGCCCGAATCATCGTAGCATACGAAAGAGTTGCCTTTTCGGTCATACTGTAAGCCAGTACGCTCTGCATACTGCTGGGCTAATTGCGGGGTTGAAAGTACTACTGTTGTCATGTGTTTGGTTTTTATGGTTTGAGTTTGGGTTTACATTTGAAGATGGCAACAAGATTGCCAATGTTATTATAACTATCTAATCCATCTTGGAAGTTTTCAGCTAAATAAAATCCTGTTTCTTTAGTCCAATTAACTTGAACTAAACAAGGGAATGGTTCGTTCGGAAATGAATTGTGAATTATCATACAATTAATATAATGAATGAATAGTTAACGCTCCGGTGTATTTGTTATCCCGCCTAATCCTTACACATTGCTTCTTCGCATCGTGCAAACTTTGTGCAAGGATAATATCTCGCAGAATGTTGTTGAAGTAGATTAGGTAGGTGTTCATGTGTTAGGCAGTTTGGCGGATGCTGCACCCCGTAAAACGTTATTTAAATGCAGGAGCCATTGAGTAACTACCTAAAGCTAAAACATATTCGCTACCATCAAATGACTTCTTAACTTTTTTGCTAAATGTTTTGCCATCCATTTGTAATCTTACATAATCGCCTTTTCTTTCTACTACATAAGCAGTAAAAATACAATTAGAATCACAAATTGATTTTGCAGTAATCGTGGTGTTAGATTGAATCGTTGTCATGTTGTTTGGTTTTGTTACACAAATATACATTTACATTCCAATACCACCCAAATAATTTTGGATTTATTTTTGCAATTTAGTTGCATTTTCCACTATCTTATTGATTTTCAGACACTCACGCTCTGATAATTCTGCCTTTCCGTTCACAAATTCGTGCAGTTTTAGCTTGCGGATGCCCGCTTTACGCTCAATGGCTGAAAGGTTGAAAATGTGTTGTGCTTTGAATAGTTCTCTGATTTGTTCCATAAAAATATATTTTTACAAAACTATAAAATATATTTGGTACTTCCAAAATTATTTATATCTTTGAGTCCTAAAACTTTAAACACATGAATCTAATCAAACACACCGCCACCGAAATAATGTCAATCGGTAAGGCGTTTGCGGAATCGGGAATGTTTCCTGACATCAAATCCGCAGCACAGGCTATTGTTAAAATCCAAGCAGGTGCAGAGTTGGGCATCGCACCTTTTGCCGCAATGTCCGGTATCCACATTATTTCCGGTAAGCCTACCATTGGAGCAGGCGTAATGGCTGCAATGGTAAAAGCATCGGGCAAGTACAATTACAAGGTAACGCAGCAGACCGACAAGGTTTGTTCTATTGATTACTATGAAGGTTCTGAAATGATTGGTACTTCTACATTCACTATCGAAGATGCAAAAAAAGCAGGTACTAAAAATACCGACAAGTTCCCACGCAATATGTTATTCGCGAGGGCTATGAGTAACGGTGTAAAGTGGTACACTCCGGATGTATTTGCAGGGCCGGTGTATGTTCCAGAGGAGATGGAATCGGTAGGGCATATTAATGGCAGCATTTACGACATTGCTGCCGATGCATGGAAAACCAAACGCATCCTAACAGATGAGCAATTCCAATCCGCTATCGTAAAAATACAGGATGGCGAATGTATCAAAGGATCAACCGTAACCGTGTACGATTGGGTGAAAACTGAATGCCAATTAACCGAAGCACAACAAAATACATTTAACCTTTTAAACACCCAAGACAATGGAACTGATTAAATTTAACCACACAACTAAGGAAGAACGCACGCAAGTAGTACGTGAAATCTTCCAAGAAGTATTAGAGGGCCGCATTAACCCTATGGAGTTACATATCCGTATGAAATGCCTAGAGGAAGTAGTAAAGCAACTCACCTCAATGCCTGCGTACAAAGCAATCGTACTGGATGATGCTGAAAAACACGGCAAGTCATTTCAGTATCACAATGCGAAAGTTGATATTAGGGAGGTTGGGGTGAAGTATGATTATTCGGAGTGTGGTAGTAGTGAATTAGATGCTTTGGTTGATTTGAAATGTGAAACAGAGGAAAAAATTAAAGCACTTGAGTTGTATCACAGAGCATTACCTACATTTGGAATCAAAGCGGTCAATCAACACACAGGCGAAGTAGAAACACATTATCCACCTGCGAAAACTTCTACCACATCGGTAGCGGTAACTTTGAAGTAACACAGGCAACCACCTTGGCGTAACCGAAAATAAATATCGGCTTGGGATAACGTCCCTGATTGTATCGGGGAGATACGAGTTCGAATCTCGTAGGTGGTTCTTAAAGGCGCTGGCTCCCTATATCCAGTAATTATATGACTTATCTGAAAGAACCAATGGTAAAAGATTACCAAGTTCACACAACAGAAGATTACTTTATGTTCAAGCCTATTGATGGCAACAGGAACAAAAACCTATTGCACATTAACAGGTTGAAAAAATCAATGGCAGAAAACTATTTGTTTACCGTTATTATCGTAAATGAAAAGTACGAGATTATTGACGGGCAGCACAGATTTCATGTTATTGAGGAACTTAAACTACCTTTAAATTACATTGTATGTAAGGGATATGCCTTAGAAGAAGTACACATTTTAAATGCAAATTCTAAGACATGGAACTCTGATGATTATTTAGAAGGGTATTGTAGTTTAGGATATAAAGATTACATAAAGTATAAAGAGTTTAAAGAAAAGTATAAAATCGGGCATAATGAATGTATGCTATTATTGGCAGGGCAACATCATGCTAATATTACACAATCTTTTTACGCTGGACTTTTTAGTATTAAAAGCTATGATAATGCTTGTAAGACTATTGAAAAGATATTTTTGGTTGAACCTTACTATGATGGTTTTAAAAGGAGATCATTTATAAATACAATGATTTGTCTATTTAAAAACCCAGAGTTTGAGTTCACTGAATTTCTACAAAAGTTAAAACTGCAACCTACTGCGCTTGTAAATTGCAGCGACATTACTCAATACACATCACTAATTGAGGAAATTTATAATTATCGTAGAAGAGAGAAAGTTAATCTCCGCTACTAAACTCTAAATCATACCGGCTCTGATTAACCGGCTTTGTTATGGCTACATTCTACACAGGCAGCATCTGCCTATCAGACATCCCGAAGGAGAAAATTACCGAGGCAAAAAACGGTAAGAAGTATCTGAACCTTACCCTATGGCTAAATGACACCGCCGATCAGTACGGCAACATTGGCAGCATTCAAGTATCGCAGACTAAGGAGCAAAGGGATGCACAGGAAAAGAAGCAGTATATTGGGAATTTTAAGCAGCCACAGGGAGTTGCACAAAGTACGGCACCTGTAGAACCTGCACCTACCTACGAACCTTTACCCTTTTAATTCACCAGGGAGGGGCAAATTAACCCCTCCCTTAACTTTACAACATGACCATCCACCAATACATCGAACGCAAATACTTCCGGCTAAACACAACCGCCACAATCCGCAACGGGGTGTTATACCACTGGGTTAATAACAGATGGATGCCGAATAAGGAATTTGAGCGAGTTTATCCTCTGCCGAATAAGGTGGGGAAGCAACTTACTAATTTGGATAAGAATAAGAACTCTTTACTATGAAACAACACCCCCTCTGGAAAATACGCTATAACACCGCCCATTACAATTACACCTTGCAACGTACCCCGAACGTGGTAAAGGATGGATTCTACACCGGGCCGCCTACGCCTGTGGTTACTAAGTCCAATGGGCTGACTACGTTTATAATTAACTTTCTTAACTGGTCGGGATACCGTGCTACACGTATTAACACTATGGGTAGGCAGATTAACGGAAAGTTTATCCCATCCGCAACCCGGAAGGGTACGGCTGATATTTCGGCTACGATTCGTGATAAGAACGGAATAGGCAGAAGCATTATGATAGAAATAAAAGTTGGGAAAGATAAAGCATCGCAGTATCAATTAGATGAGCAAAAAAAAGAAAGACAGGCAGGCGGCATCTATGAATTTATATCTACACCGGAACAATTCTTTACGTTATTTGATTCAATAATAAATTAATTGTATATTTGTATTGTTGTGTGGTAGCAACAATTAAGAACTTTATGCCCGAAGATTAGGGATGCGACTACCACCGCTCCCTTTTCTGAGGGTTTTTTTATTTATGGCACATATTTATAAAATCACATCCCCGAGTAAAAAAATTTATGTAGGTAGTTCTACAGATATAAATGAAAGATTTAGAAGTTATAAAAGATTACATTGTAAATCTCAAGTAAGGTTATACAATTCATTTATTAAATATGGAATAGATAACCATAAATTTGAAATAATTACAGAATGTACAATTGAGGAAATGTTGAATCTTGAATCTTATTATGGTAATATTTACAATTCATTATCTAAAAACGGATTGAATTGTTTTCTACCAAAAAAAGATGATAATTTTATATGTAGGAGTGAAGAAACAAGAAAAAAAATATCAGAAAACAATAAAGGTAAAAAACTATCTGATGTAACTAAACAAAAATTGAGATTAGCTAATATTGGTAAGCCTAGCCCAAATAAAGGTAAAAGTGTACATAGTATTGAATCTAAAATAAAAATGAGTAAATCTCATACGGGCAAAAAATTTAATGAACTTCATAAAAAAAACATATCGGAATCGCTAAAGGGTAAGCTTCCTAAAAACTTTCACACTCTTGCATCAATGAAATCTAAAATTATACTTGATACAAGTAATGGTATATTTCATAATTCTATTACAGATGCTGCAATATTTTATAAGGTTAGCGCATCTTACATATCATTAATATTGAGCTGTAGTAGGAAAAACAAATTAAATCTAATTTCAGTATAAAACTTTAACCACCACCACCCATGCACCAATACACCGACTACCAATCACTCGGCATCAAAGTCATCCCCATACAATGGGATGCCGCAACAAAACAACCCGTATCACACCGCAACTGGAGTAATCCGGATGACCTGCACCTGCGACCTACAGATAATGGGTTAATGATACTTACAGGCAATAACTACGGCTGCTTAGATTTCGACCTAAAGAATACTAAGGATAAAGAGCTATTCAGTAAGTGGATGGCAATTATAACCAACGAGGCACCGGAAATCTTTAGCAAGGTATTCATCGAGCAAACCCGCAACGCAGGGTATCACGTATGGTTGAACTACGCAGCACTACCCAACAAAACACCCCTCGCTGAATCCCCCGAGGGTAACGAGGTAATCGCCCTGTATTCAAATGGCCCGGTAGTTTACACATTTCCAACCCCTGGCTATACAGAATTTCACCAAAGTATGGAGGATGTGCAGGAGTTAACCGAATCGGAGTATAACTACCTAATAGAAGTTTCACAATACTTTAACGAATATAAACCCAAGTACGATCCGAGTAAGAAAGCAATCAGCTACCCGGCGGGGTATGAATCGCAGTTGGCAGAATTTG